TGCACCCGTTTAAGTGTTTGAAAAACAAACGAATAAAAATAACACTTGCATGGCGCAGTAACACACAGCAATATCATCCGTATTAACGGATGTAACACATCAACCATCATTGTGGGAGCAAAAGTGAGAGTAAAATGATAACAGACCCAATCATAAAAACGGCCATCAAAGCCGGTCGAGCTAGGAAGATCATCGACGGCGAAGGCAAAGGGAATGGACGCCTCGTCCTCCATATCCGACCCGCTAAGGGTCGAGTACTGGCCGAGTGGTATGCCCAACAAATTACCGTCGGCAAACGTCGCCTTCGCAAGATAGGAACCTACCCCGGCACGAGCCTCGCAGAGGCCCGCCGTACGTTCGAGGAGGCGTTCTCCGCTACCATTGCCCAAGGGAAGAATATCAAGGCCACACGGGCAAGGAAAGCAGGCTCAGTGGCAGACCTGTTCGACGCATACATAACCTTCCTCAAAGCGGAGCGAAAAGGCTACAAGGACGTCGAGCGGATACTGATCAGGGCGGCGAAATCCTTCGGCGAAACGAGGAAGGCAAACGAGATCACAACCGAAGAGGTGATCGACTTCCTGAGGCCAATTTACAACCGAGGCAGAAAGAGCCTGGCCGATCATGCCCGCGGCTACATCCGAGCGGCTTTCTCATGGGCAATCAAATCGCAGAATGATTACCGGAACGCGAACACGGACCGCACATTTGAACTCCGTTTGAATCCGGCCACCTCAATTCCGGTCGAAGCGAAGGGTAAGGGCGACAGATGGCTAGAGGCAGCAGAGCTGCGTGAGTTCCTACAATGGATCGATGGCTACCAACCGATAAAAGGCAAGAGGGCCATATCCGAACGGAACCTCCTGTGTTTGAAACTGGCCACGATGTTGGGCCAACGCACTAGCGAGATCACTTCGCTCCACCGTTCCCAGTACAACGCCATCCGGAAGTGCCTCGAGTGGCAAGACACCAAAACAGGAAGAGCCCACATCCTGCCATTGCCGAAGCAAGCGGTCCGGATATTGGAATCGACTCCTCCAAACGAACACGGGTGGTTCTTCCCGTCCGCATTGGACGAAACCATTCACACTCGTTTTGGAGCTATGCAGGCGATCACACGGGCGTACGTCCTCAGGAACAAGAAGGCGCAATTCTGTCCCCGTGACTTCCGACGGACCTTTAAGACCCTTGCAGGGTTCGCCGGCATAACCAAGTCGGACAGGGACCGTCTGCAGAACCACGCCCATGGTGACATCAGCTCGAGGCATTACGACCGGTACGACTACCTCGAGGAGAAGCGAGCGGCCATGGCCAAATGGGAGCAATGGTTCGAAGCGAACGTCGAGAATGAACCTCAGCAGAATGTTATCAATATAGCCGTCTAACAAAAAAGCCCCTCGAGTGAGGGGCTTTTCTTTTGAATGATAACTAGCATAACCGGACAAACCGATGCAGGTGCTTACTGTGGATGGGGTTCGACACGAGGTCGTACTGCTTAACCTCTTTCGCTTCCAGGTCCCGTCTATATAGGACAGGCGCCTCCCCGAACACGTAAGTGTCAGGAACGATAAAAGGCGACACGAGATCAGAGTGATATTTCTTGATCACGAAATCGTGCGGATCCACGTTTTTCTTTTCCACGTGACTGTGGTTGGTCACGACCACCATCAGGAGCAAGGCCCCGACGGAGGCGAACAGGATTGTGAGATGTTTTTTCATTTTTCGTTTTTTGATTGGACTCAAATCTAATGATTAAAATCCGAACTTCAAAATCCACCCTCGTCGATGTCAGGAATAACGAACCCACTGAAAGCCTCAGCAAGATCACCCTTCACTGCAGCAGATTCAGCATCAGTAAATTCTGAAGCCTCAACATGCTTCACCTCCACCTCGACTTCTTGTTTGAGTAGATCGATTCTTTCCTTGTTGACCTTTTTCTGAGCCTCTACCGTGAAGCACAGGTCTCCGTTATTGTCTTTAAGAATGACTTTCGTCTTTGTATCGATGGAGCAATTATCGAGCAGAATATCGCTCAGCAACTCATTGTACCTGTCAATCGCATCGGTGTTTCTCTTCCTTACCAATTTGATGGCGTTGGCCAACTTGCTATCCTGATTGTTGGACTTCAACCACTCCTCCGAAACACGGAAGAACGTGATCAACTTGATTATTTGCTTATCTGTTTTCATACTTCTTCTTCCGGCACGTTTAAGACATCAGCCAAATGCTTGTAGGCTTGGGTAAACAAATTAGATTCAATATCGACTCCATCAAAAGTCTGAAGATATGAATAGAATTTTTCAGCACTCGAATCCTTTTTGAACTCGTAGTTATAATGCAGAGCAAATACCTTTTTACCAGCACTGTCTTTTTTTTCGAGAATGATCGGGTTTATCACCTTGATGTAAGCATCTTTCACTTCGATGCCGCCCGCTAAAATAACGTTTGCTTTTATTGCCATGACTAAATTAATTGAAATTCCTTTGTTGTTCCTCCTATGCGCATATAAAGTTTTGCCCCTGTATGCCATATTTCACCATCATTTGGGGATGTGACAGCAACACCCGAACGAATCCGCAATGATGAAACACCGGATGTGCTTCCATTGATATCCATGTATGCGGTCGGGGTAGTATTAACACCAACAACACCACTAATAACAACACCACTTGATCCTAAAACAATATTATTATAAAAACTTCTAAGTTTTAAAGGAATAGTTCCAGCAGACCATACAACATTTCCCTGTCCTGCCTGATAACCTACCTGCATATAAGTATCAAAGTCGATGTAAGCATTACCAGAAGTGTAATAATTGACACCTAAATTAACGAGTTGTCCAGCAGCGTTAGCAATGACAACCTTATTTCCACCAGTTAAAGGTGTTGTAATCGTGCCGGTAAAAATAGGATTTGCTGTTGGAGCTTTAGATGCTAGTGCAGAATTTACCGGCGACAACGCTGCGCTAATCTCTGTCGCAACATATCCGACTAAATCTGTCTGCGAAGTTATGGCACCAGTAATAGATCCCCAAGCACCACCACTTCCTCCAACTGAAACACCGAGGAAAGATAGGGTACTAAGCTGCGAAGTTCCATCACCGAGCTTGTACTCACCAGTCTGCAACCTGTAGGCCTTCTGACCTGCAGACAGAACTAAAGTGGGATTAGCAGTGAACCACGCCGCGTCATTATAAAGGTCTGGTGTTCCAGCTCTGCTCACTGTGATGAGCGGAGTAGTCTTTGGTGTAATTATGAGGATAGCTGCTGACATTAAACGGTAGTCGTCGGAAAGATTTTGAATTTACCGAACAGCCATGTTTCCACGATGCCGGCGTTGGTTGTGATCTTGAAGTCGTAAACGTACTCGCCTGATATGCCGGCCATCTGTGTGGCGGTCTTTGTCAGGTATACGTGGCCCGATGTGAGCGTGGCCGGAATTTCCAAAACTAAAGGGTCCGACTCCACGCGGCGGGACCTCACCTGAAGTTTGCCGGTGAAGCCGACAAAGCTGAACGGGGTCTCATCAGGGTTCTGCACGTCGAACTCGAGGACAAAATCGTCCTTCTCGTGGCATATAATGTCACGTTCCTGTGCAACCCTTACGTCGATAATCTCTGCCATTACGGTTTTGTATAAATATTCTTTTCAGGCACTCCGATTCCGCGGAGCCATTTCGGTACATCAAACGAAGGGCAAGCCTTCGCGGCGAACTGGTTGTGGCCGGCCACCTTGATGTCTTGGTGGCGGGAAATTACGTGTCGCACATAGTTTGACAGCGCAAGGAGCTGCTCCCTGGTGCGAGTGTCGCAAGGGAATTTTCCGTCCTCATCCATCCCACCAACGTAAACAACGTGGCGAGATATGGAGTTGATTCCGGTGGCGCCGTTTGTGATCTCCCAGTGGTCAACGATGCTGTCGTCGTTGTGCGGCACCAGGTTCTCGACTAGTCCGTTGAGGTGGATCATGTCGGTGTATCCGACTTGCTTCCATCCTCGGCCGGCAGGCTCGGGAGCTGTATGCCACTTTCTGATCGTGGCGGATGTCACCTCCTGCCCTTCACGGGTGGCGGTGCAATGAATTACTAGGTATGTGAGTTTGCCCATATTAATTTATGTTTGGGAGCTCTACTGTTTGTCCTGCGAGCTCATGTGTGCAGTCTGAGAGGTATTCAATTCTTCCGTCACGGATAAAGGAGTGGCATATCTTCATTCCGTCTGCTGTTGGATATCTTACGAGCAAGGAAGGCGAAACGGTCGGCTTCTCTTTGTCTCCGTTGAATGTCCATTTAGGTCCAGTCAATGCTTCAGGATGCTCAGTCCAAAACTGATGAGAGCATTTGCAGCCAGGGCAGTCAAACATGAATGTCCCTTTTTGGTTTTCTATTTCAACCACTTTATCCATTACGGTGCAGTTGGCCAGTTAATGCTATTCGGGAATCCACCTTGCTGCGGCACATCCCTTAGTGCTTGACGATATGCTGTCCACGTCACCCCTGAATGCCTTGGCGGAACGTCCGAGAGCATCCTCCAATCGGATTGAAGGAGCAGGTTGTTACGTGTGTACCTTGCGGCAGCAGCTTTATACTCATCCGTAACCTCAGAGGTCGGAGGAGTCTCCGGTTGGAGCGCACTCTCGAATACCCAATCAGCGCCGTTCCATTTGCGGTCCTTGCCGTTTTGAGCCTTCGGAGGTTCAACATCCGTGGCTCCTGCAGGAATTAGAAACTGGCCAGGCTCGAGCGGACTCGGAAAGGCAACTTCCTCTCCAACAAACACACCTGTCTCGGGGTGGAATGAGAATACTTTCAATGTCCCATCCTCGTTTAAATTTTTCTTCTTGGCCATAATTCTAATATTTGATGCAGTACAATAACGCGATGTTTCTAGGGCGTGTTTCACCTCCACCAGTACTTCCGGTAGCTCCTACAGTGAAAGTAGAACCTGTTCCGGTAGGATCCGAACCTGTTGGAACAATTGTTGCTCCCTTGTAAGTGTGGTCGTGTGATTTTAATTCATCCGCTTGGGCGGTTGCAAATCCACGTCCTGTATCGATACCCCTTCCATTATCCCAACCACGTATAAATTCACCACGAAGGTCAGGCACTCTGAATGTACCAGCACCACCAGCTCCAAATATCAAGCCAATTCGTGTGTACAATTTAGCGTATGTTGTTTGAGATATTGCAGCACCGTTGCAGGCGAGGTACCCTGCAGGAGGAGTATTGGCAGCAAATGCCGTCACCGTTCCTTCAGGAACGAATGAACTCACCTGCTGAATAGATGTGATTAGGTATCCGGTTGATGCGAAAGCCACCTCAACAAAGTCGCCAGGTTCTAAAGTGATCGGCCCAATATTCGGAATAAACGACCATGCACCCGACGATAAAACAGCCGTTCCGCCTGATGAGTTGAAAACACCAAAAACCATACCACTGTCAGGATACGAGCTCAAAGGCATCGTAACAATAACGCCGGCTGTATCAATCTCGATGAGCTGACCGAACTCGGTAGCTGTAAGAGTGGTATTGACACTTACAATGAGTTTGTTTTTAAACTTGCGCCCGCCATAAGTGACAATTCCAGTCGCCTCGATAGCAGCAATTGCCGCATCCTGAACTGGGTCGTTTGACTCCAATGCGTCTACGTGATCTTTTAAATACACGGTGCGGTTGGCGAGTTCCTTCGCTTGGCGATTTGATACGCCGTTACCGCCAACACCTGCGTCAACAGGGTCGTTTACCTCGAGCTGATAAATGCCCGGTTCCCATGTGGATGATTCTGTAAGGTCTGCCATTATCTATTTTTTAAAATGTTAAAGTCCAAGTTCCTGCGATTGAGATAGTATTGTTCTTTACTATGGTGCTCAGAGCCAAGCGGCGAGCAAACAAAAAGTTATCGTTAGTGAACAAACCAAACTCGGTGATATTCATTCCATTACCCTCACCTGTAGTCAGACTCCAATGGAACGTTACTTTGTTGATTGCCGGAGTGGTTACACTCGAAACGGCTTTTATGAAATGATTCGTGAGACTTGAATCTGCACCAGCTGGAGTAGATGTTCCTTCCCCGAATCCGATTTGATCTACAAATTTAGATGCGTTGAGATTACCTATCAGTTTAGCGATTGCGTCCTTGCCTCCATCGACAACAAGGTTCTTAAGGGTTTCCTCCTGAACGAGCTTCCCGTTCTCAAACACCTTATAATGTACTTCACCTTTAATTTTCATCATTGTGCAAATATATTCAAATTTGTTAAGTTTTCAAAACTACGGAGACACTGTGTAATTCAACACATCCTCGTAATCTCTGTGGTTTATTACACCATTGTAGTTGAATTTTGCATCGTAAACAGGGCGTCCAACTTCGTCGACCATATCAAAATTGATTGACATGATGAACTCCTCTACAATCGTAATCGACTCATCTGCAGTTTTAGAAACTAGGACATCAGTAAGATGGCTCCGTGCGTTTTTATACTCGAGTATCAGCTGCCTGATCTCGTACATTAGAGCCGAGTCAATTACAGGAGCCGCCCCATCAGGAATGAGAACTCTAAAATTGGCCCAGTGACCTCCGCCATAAGTTTGGCCTCCGTTGTGTGTAATCAGGGCATTATAGAAAATCGAAACTCCCTCTTCCACGATGGAAGGAGTAACTCCAATGACTCTGAGAGCTTCTTTGATACTCCACGGTGTACCCTTGAAGCGATGCAGCTCAATTGCCCTTTTGATCAGATCCCGCTTCTTGGCTTCGGTAGTTGCATACTTCCAACCTTTGTACCCCATTACATCGAACTGCTCACCAAGGAACTGGAGAGCCGATGCGGGAACAGTATTGATTAGGTAAACGAGCAAAACAGACAAGTTGAGGTCTTCAAACCTCTTGTCGGCTAATTCATCCAACTTCGCAACGTGCTCCTTGTTGGATATGCTATCGGGTATAACTAGCGTCATTATCCTTCGTTTATTCC